TAGTCAATCACCCCGATTGCCGCCGCATACTTCGTCAGATATGCGTTGCGGTACTCCTCCGGCACCACAGCCCCGTAGGAAACAGCGGCAACCTCAGGAATACTTTGCAGACCATCTACCCATGCACACAGGCAATGGTAGTAGGCGATATGGTAGGACTTAAAGGCGGTAGCATAGCCGCTCAGGAGCATCATGTCAGCAGCCGTGAGGGTCAGACACTCACCGGCAGCCGTGTAATAGTCACACTCAGCAGCTCCCACCTGAATCTGAACAATGAGGCCCAGCAAATTGCTCTGATCCTCCAGCGTCAGGTCAAAGTCATAGACCTCACCATTGCTGAGGGCAATAGAAAAGCCCGCAACGATGGTTTCGTTACAGGCTTTACTCAGAGCCGCTTTCTTTGCGGTCTTGACATATTCAAGTGTAGCATCTGCCGGGTATTCAGGCTCCTCCGGCTCTGCGGGTTCCTCATAGGGGTTTCCGGTGTCCAGCGCATCGGTCAGAGCGTCATAGATTTCCTGCTCAACCTCAATGAGCTGGATCGTGCCACCGTTCCCCTCAACCTCAGGCGGGAAGTCAGGCCAGCCCTCAACATGATAGAACTGACCTCTCCGGGCAGAGATTACACCCTCAGGGTTGTCTTTGGGGCTGCAGCGCAGTACCATTCTGGAACGGCTCACATACTTGCAGCAGTCCAGCGTTTCAAATGCGTCAACGAGTTCTCCGTTGAGCATAGCCTTATGAAAGGGCATTTTCACACCTCCAATTCTGAATAAACAGCTCATCAAAAAGATGGCCCATGTTTTGAATGGTATGGTACGCATTGAAATTCAGAGCGTAGGCTTTCCAGCTTTGCCAAGAGGCATATACATCCTCAAAGGTCATAATGCCCTCATTCAGCAACCGGCAGAACTTCTTCATCTTCTGCCGCATTTTCGTGACAGACCGATGGTAGATTTTTCTGACGATCCTGCCGGTAGGCAGCAGGAAAAAGCGCACTTTAAGATAGGTGAAGCCGTGGGACAGCTTCACGATCTGTGTCTTTTTCTCATTGAGGGTGATTTCCAATTCAGCGCAGATAGCTTTGATCCCGGCAAGGCATTTCTTCAGGTACTCTTTGGAGGGATGAAGCAAATAGCCGTCATCCATATATCTGCCGTAGCCCTTGATGTGGCACTGCTCTTTGATATAGTGATCCAGCTTATTTGCCGATGCCAGAGCCAGCACTTGACTGATCTGACTGCCCAGCCCCATACCAACCTCACCGAAAGCATCAATCAGGTGCTTTGTGATTTTGAGGAGGCGGGCATCTGAGAACTCCTTATTGAGAATACCGTTGATAACCTTATGGGAAACACGGTCAAAGAACTTTGAAAAGTCGAACAGCAGCACATAACCATCAGTGCCATATTTCCGGTAATGCTCCCGGAGGTGCTGGCATACTCTTTTGATTGCGAATGTGTAGCCCTTGTACTTCATGCTTGCCCCGTTATCATAGATAAAGGTGCGCCCGATCATAGGCACCAGAGCATAATCACAAAGGCACCGCTGCACCACACGCTCACCGATGGTGACGCTTCTAATGTGGCGGTGCTTTCCACGCTCATACAAATCAAATTCATAGAATCCGCTTGTCTTGAACTTGCCCTGCTTCAGCTTCTCATGCGTTTCCCAAATGTTGAGAGGCGCATTTGCCGTGTATTTCTGTACGCTGGCTTTCCAGCCCACACCACGGCGGCACATTTTATAGGAATGGTACAGGTGACTGTATGAGAACACCCAATCATAGCTGTCATTGAGAGCGCAATGTGCCGCCTTGCGGTCAGCCCTGCGGGCTTTCCGGCGTTGGTAACGCATCTCATGTCTTTCAGCGCTGGTCATACAATCACCTCTCTTTCACAAATTTACCCCGTCCGGCTGCCGGATGGTTACATATAGCCGTAGTAAGACCACTGAGCATGAAACGGCGGGTTCACCATCAACCGCCGCCATGCAAGAAGCGTCCGCTCAGGTCTATCAGGGTATGTATTTACCTCTTTCCGAGGAGGGCCGTGCACTCCTTCTCTCCACCATGTACTGATTTCGCCTGTTCGGTTACTGTGTCTGCCATGAGAGGAGCCCGGCGCAACGCCATTGGAGTTGTTGGCGTTGTTGTTGTTGCTGTTGCCGTTGTTGTTGACATTGTAGAAATTGTTAGTAGAGGAGGCCACGGGCGAACGGAGCCACCAGTTAACGGCTAAAAAATATGCAGCGCATAGCCCAAGGGATATTTACATTTCGGCACCCATGTTCTTGTACCTCTCACGATCCGATTTCATAATGGCCTTGACCATCTTGATTTCGGTTGCAATCAGGCCGCTCCATTCACCCAGCACATTGGGATCAAACTGGATGATTTCATGGGCAAGCTCAATTTGAGAGATCAGGCTTTGCAATTCAGCATAAGCCCGCAGAAAGCAGTCCCGGCGCATCTGCACCTCATGTGCATTGAGCGGGTAGATTGAGTTTCCCCGTTTCACCCACTCATAGATAGTGGTTGCGGAATCTGCCAAATGTGTTCCGATGTAGAATGTGTAGCGTTTCGGAATGGTGTTCACGCACTTGTGAATGGTGAACGCCTGTAATTTCCGAGCGGTAGCCAAAAACTCCATCTGAGAGTCTGACCGCTTCGATCTGATAACAGACAATGGCATCACCTCCAAACTTCATCATTATATCACATTTCATAGGGGGGGTACACCAAATTTTCAAAAAATTTTCGCAGCCTTACGGCGGCACAATATTTCGCTCCCACGGTAGCCCCGTGCTTCACTCAACCAATGGAGGCCCCGCACAAAGGCGGGGCCTCCTACGCCCCTCTGAGAGATTGCTATTGATTAAATTGAGAAGCCCGGCGCAACGCCATTGGAGGAGCCGGCGCCGCCGATGTAGCTGAAGCCGCCGGTGTAGACATAGTAGAAATTGGTAGTAGAGGAGGCCACGGGCGAACGGAGCCACCAGTAAACGGCACCTCCGGTGCCGTTATAATACTTCTTGATACGGCTGTTGTTGTCCGTATAACAAGCGAAAGTCAAACGCTCTGCACCGGAATCCACCTCAAACGCATACGGCACTTCTTTGGTGTTGAATCCCACCTCAGCCTGCGACATGAGATACAGATAATCATTGGAAGAAACAATGTCCGGCGTGGTGTTACCAGCAGAGGACAAAATCTGCACCTGTTTAATCAGGCTCCTCCAGAACGGAGGCAGGGACGGATAGAGGGTTTCATTCAGCCATCTCCTGATAGGAGTAGCGGGCCAGCCGCCCAAGTTCGTATTGGCACTGTTGATCTGTCTGGTAGCGTTCAGAACACCAACCGCATACCAAGTAGTACCGGCAAAACCGGAACCGTCAGACAGTTTGTAGTGGTCAAAACCGTGGAGGGAAAAGACGATCTCGCTATCCGTGATGACACGGTTGCCGGGCACCATCTTGATCCTGTCACCCACGGCAAAGTAGGTCTTGCCAGCGCCAGCCAGAAGAATACCCGCAAACTCAGCCCGGTTATAGGCCATGCGGTCACTCGCCTTATCAGAGTAGGCAAAGTCATAGGCAGACAGGTCTTTCACATCAGCGGGGAGCGTGGGGTAAATGAACTGTGCCGTGACCGTAGTATCAGCCACCACATCATCAGCAGAGCCGTCCCAGCCATACCAGATATAGCCGATGAAGAACGGGTCTGCGCCGCCGTAGGAGCAGCTACCATGAGCCTTGACAGAGTGCTGTTCCAGAACGGAGCCGTCACGGTTTGCAAAGGTCACGGTATAGAAGCGGTCAGTTGCGGTGAACTGAGCCGTGATAGTGGTGTCCCTGATAATGTACTCAAAGTTGGTGTCCCACTTCCAGTATGTGTAGTTGTACTCCACATCAGAGGATTTCGTGGGAGCGCTGATATAACCGGCAGCGATAGGATCAACCGCAGAGCCGCCTCTTTCCACACGCTGAGTATGCAGCACATTCCCGTCACCGTCACAGAATTTGACGGTGTACTCCTCCAAGACCTGATTCGGGTCATAGGTGAACTCAATATCCGGGAAAGTATCTCTCAAGGTCTGCAGCTTGCCCTCAGTGATAGCAGTGAAGTACACTGCACCGGTGATGATACCGTGGTCAGTGTTGTAGCCGTCATCGTCAATGCCGTTGATGCCGTACAGCTTCATCAGCAGGGCATGACCGCTGACAGGAACAGTCCAGTCAATGCCAATCAGACGAACACGGGAGATATTGTCTGCATCCTTGACCAGCGCATAGGTGTTCAGGACGGGGCAATTCACCACGGTCAGAGAGGTCAACGCCGTGTAGCTTTCCATATCGAACTGAGCCAGCTTGAACAGGCCATTCAGATACAGAGAGGACAGAGCGTTGAGATGAGCCTCCTCAATACGCCCGTTCTTTGCAAAGGTGATACCGGTGATGCCGGAGCCTCTGGTATAGAGCTTCTTGAGGTAGATGTTGGGAGAAAGGTCAAAGGCAATGTTGGCATCGGTCAGACCGCCCAAGTTCAGCTCCTCCAGCTTGCGGCAGTTATCAAAGGATGCCGTTTTGAAGTTGGTGTTGTAGTACCCAGCAACGGAGCTGCCGATCAGGATGGTACGAACACGGGTCAGGTTCAGCGCCTCAAACTCACCCAAATACAGGCCGGACAGATCACCCAAAGCCTGAATCCAAGGAGCATGACGCAGATAGATTTCCGTATCGCCCAAACAGGCCGTAATGTCGATGCGAACAGGAACGCCCGCATAGGCTCTCTCATGGTAGGAGGTGGAGCCAGCCTTGATATTGATGAACATATCAGTATAAGGGGTGATCTCAACCAGACCATTAGGGGCAACGCCCGCCCAATTCGTAGGAGTGTAACCACGGAAACTTGCGGATTTTGCAAAGTTCTCAGCGGCAGAGGCGTAGTAGCTCTCAACAAGAACACTCTGGAAAGTCAGAGCTTTCTTGAGGTGCAGACGCAGCCGCCCGGTTGCTCTCTCAAGGTAGGCGGTAGTACCGAGGTTTTCCATGACACGGATTGCATTGTGCTGTGCGTCCTCAATCCAGAGGGATTCACACACGGCCTCCTGAGCGCTCATGCAGTAGGAGTAGAAAGCATCAATGTTCCATGCGTCCTTGCAGGAAACGAAATTCGCCTCCAGCTCACTGAAATTGCACTCCCTCATATTGGTGAACAGTGCATTATCAGCGCCGTTGAACACATTTGCGGTGCCGATAATATCAAAGTCCAGATAGCCGGGTTCAATGTCAATGTAGCCCTCATTGTTACGGCAGAGGCCGGTGTCACCGTCCCAATGGAAACGGAGGCTCCATTTTCCCGTAACAGCATTGTAAGACCAGAACATATTTTTTGCTCTGTTATCACGCATGAGGAAGAACAGGGTGATATTGTCGTGGAAGAACAGGGACGGCATATCAAAGTGGTCAGGAGCCTCAGCTTTCCAGCGGGCTTTTCTGTACTCTGCGCTGTCCGTGGTGTAGCTCTTGCCGCCGATGGTCACAGGAGCAGGGAGCGCTTCATTCGTGGCAGCGGTATAGTCCGTTTCATAGACGAAGTTCTGGACTTCCTGCCAGAGTGCCTTTGCTTCTTCCTTGCTGAACTGGCTTTCATCCAGATACCGGAACTCATAGTTATTATCGAACTTGTCCCCGCTCAGGTCATTGCTCTTGAAACGCACCTGAGGTTCAGTGTTGTTCTTAACCTCAATGACGATAGGCTCATACTGGTATGCTTCAGTGGCGCTCTTGTCAACACAGAGGTTGCCGATGCCGAAAAAGACGGTTTCATCGGGGCCTACCAGATCAGGGCCTACCATAGTAGCCGTGCTGCCGGTGTTATGGAAGAACACAGCGCACATAACGGATTCCATGCAGTCACGCACACGGGGATCATCCATCCTTGCCTGTCTTTTGGAGGGCTGATAGGTGTTGTACCATTCAGCGGTTCCCTTGTTGACAATGTGATCCTCAGAAGCAATGTTCTTCTTGAAGTTCAGGGAGGTAATGGGGATGGACTTCTCCACGCCGTTCATGGCATAGCCGATCTGCTTTGTGCCGTCACCCATAACGATGTAGCCGGGGCCGGTTTTGCCGCTGTCATCGGTTCCAACATCGGTCATCTTGAGGGTGAGGTTGCCACCAGCGGTTTCAGCGTGTTCAACACTGGAAGTACCCTGAACAACCATGCTCATGCCGGAGGTAAAAGTATGCTTTGCACCGCCGCCCACATAGAGGTGGTCAAAGCTGCCGTTCACGGTATCTTTCTTACCAATAGTCATGCGGGGGGCATGGATTGTGATGAAATGGGTTTCAGGATTTTTGGTAGCAGCCTTTTCAATGTCAATGGCACCGGTGCTGTCATAAATGTCATTCCGGCTATGACGGGCCAGAATATCCGTGCTGTCTGCGCCGTCTGCAATGAAGTTTGCCCGCAGCTCATTTGCAGTCAGGTCACGGCTGTATGCTCTGAACAGATACAGGTAAACATCTGCATCATCGGAGCCAAAGGTGATGCCCTGAGCAGTGCCGTGAGTAAAGTTCTCATCGGTTGCATACTGCTTGTAGGCAAAGGTACTGGCCTTTTCCCAGATATACATGAGGCGGTTTTCAGAATCGGGCTGAATGTTCACATCCAGCTCAGTTTTCTCATCCTCACAGGTGGACAGAGTGAGCGTGGTCTGGTTGCCGTAGACATAGGCGTTGTTGGCCTTGATCTCAAGACCGATACCGGCATTGAGAGAGGAGATTGCAACCGTGTCTTTTCTGGAGCTGTCCCTGACGGCATAGATGATCTTTGCCTCCATACCATTCTTGCGGGCATCCCCGCCGAACAGCGGATAGTTCAGGGTGAGCCTGTCACCGGCAGTAATGCGGATGCAGCGCACACCGTCAGCGTCATTGATAAGACCGCCGTTGACCTCATCGAAGTCATCAGACAGGGTGATAGCGTAGCCGCCGTATGCCCAATCTCTCAGGCTGGTCATACTGGACGGCTCCACCTTGACCTCAAGGCTGTCCGTGACTTCCTGAATGTCAGAGCCGATACCCGTTACAGTGATTGCAATGGGGTAAGTGGTGGAGCCGCACCGGATAGCCAGATTCACAGGGCCTACGGTGTTCAGGCGGTAGCTCCACACCTGTTCCGTCTGATCTACCGTTTCAGTCTTGTAGACTGCGCCGTTGACCAGATAATCAACCGTTGCAGGATTGTTCAGGGGGTCAATGATGCGGTGGATCACATTCACAGTGGAATACTGCGCCATCTCAGCAGGGATGGTGTTGCAAGCCACAACGGGCTTGTTGCTGCTGCCGATCCACGCCACAGCACAGGTCAGAACATTGGAGGTCAGCAGAGTGCCGTCCAAGTCCATAGTGCAGTATGCGGAAACGATATGCCCACCGTGGGCCTGTTCGGTGATCGTGCGGGTCTGTCTGCGCCCGGTAGTGGACACGCTGAAAGAATCATAAGGCTTGCCATCCACGGAGATATAGACCGTTTTCGTGTAGCTGCCCGTAGGCGTGAGGTTGACGGTCAGATCACCGGTGAGCTTTTCGGTGTTGCCCAAATTCCACTCAAGGGACAGGGTTTCGACACTGATAGAGCAGCCTCTTGTGGCGGTGTTGCCGTAGCCGTCAGTAATAATCAGCTTCAGAGCATTTGCGCCGGTAGTGATATACTCACGGACATTGATTCTGTTCTCACCCTGAGGAATGGTCATGGTGCGCTTCAGGGAGCCGCCCACATAAATCTGCAAAGTACCGCTGCCGGTTGCAGTCTGAGTGGTTGCGTCAACAGACCTGAAGATGAGGCCCACAATGGCCTCTGTGGAGGTTTCTGCAACGGCAAAGGTAGTTGCCGTCTGCATTGCAAAGGTCAGCGTAGAGCCAGCGCTGGAGCCGCCACCGCCGCCTCCGGGGATATATACGGGGTCAATAACATCCAGACCATCAGCATCATACAGGTGCAGATAGTGGGTGTCAGCGTCATAGGCCCAAGTTTCAAAAGCCAGCCCACCAGAACCGCCCTTGATCTCAATGACCTTAGTACCCCCGTCATTGTAGGTGACTTTCAGACCGTCATCCACGGCCTCCAAGTCCTGAACAAAGCCCTGCGCCACATCATCCTGAATGGCACTCAGGCTTTTTGCTGCAGCTTCAGCACTGGACTGCGCCTGTGCAGCGGAGCTTGCCGCCCGTGTAGCCGCTGCCTGTGCGGTCAGGGTTGCCGCCGCAGCAGACGCAGCCGCCGTCTTTGCGGCACTGGCATCAGCCATTGCAGTATTCGCATTGGCGTTTGCAGTACCGGCAAGGCTGGCAGCTTGAGCCGCCGACTGTGCAGCAGCCTCAGCACCCGCAGCCGCCCGATCTGCGTCCCCCTGCAATGCCTCCTTGAATGTCCCGAACTTAATGTTGTAGGTTTCATCCTCAGAAGAAACGAGCAGGAGGTCATCATCAGACGCTTGCTGCAGCGTAGCAAAATCTTTGATTTCCTTGTCCATGTAAAGCCCTCCTTTACTTTGGAATGGTATTTCTCATCGGCAGTATGCCGTCAGAGCCGTTTTATTCGCCGCCAGAGCTGCTTTCCTCACCGCCGTCATCTGTCCCGCTCTCTCCGTCAGAGCCGTCCTCCGGCTCACCGGGTAGCTCAGGATCAGGCTCAGGAGGTTCAGGATCGGGGCCGCCGCCCACAAGCTCTTGCAGCAGGGAAAGAATCTGAGCAAGGGTTTCCGTATGCCCGTCAACGGTGGTCTTTACGGCAGCGATAGCCGTCGCATTTTCAGAAATGGCAGTTGTATTCGCCTCCACAGCACTCTGCAATGAGGTGATCCGTTCACCCTGTTTTTCCTGTTCAGATTGCAGGGTTTGAATTGCAGTGGTGTTTTCGCCCACAGAGGTTTTCAGGCTTGCAACCGATTCTGCCAGCTCAGGAGAGGTGTTTTTCTCCACCGTGGCAAGCCGTTCTGCAAGCCCTTTCTCAGCCTCTTTTGCACGGGCTTCTTCATCACCAATCCGCTTGCCGAGGGCTGCTTCAGCGCCAGCGGCACGGCTGATTTCCTCAATCAGAGCCTTAGACATTGCCGTTACATCAGAGCTGGATTCCTCCACCGTCTGAGTAAGCTCCTTTGCCGTCTGCGTGATGGACGCACTCAGCGCCTCCGTGGACTGTTTGAGCTTCTGGAACTCTGTCAAATAGGGGTATTCTTCAGACAGCTCCTCACTATTAGGGGCGGTAATGTCAGACCTGAAATCAAGGTCAAAGGTCAGGTTTTCAGAGTAAATGACGCTATGCACCATATCTCCAATCTTGACCTGATCCCCCAGCTCAGTTGCCGGGTCATACAGCGCCTTTGTTGCGGTATAGGGCGAATACACAAGCCCCTTGAACGCCGCATACAGGGCATCACAAATGGCTTGCGTCATATAAGGATTGCTTTCGATGGTCAGCATATACCCGCTGTCATCGCCCGCCGTGTAGCTCCCATTGTCCTCATCGCTGGCAGAGATGCCAGACACAACCACGGTTGTACCCGTGGTGAGATTGCCGGTGACGGCAGGAACATTGATGAGGCCATCCACGGGGTCAGCTCTCCCGTTAGCTCCCCACGAAAGGAAATATCCCTCAGGGGTAACAATGGGGTTGCCCTGTTCATCTACGATGTGGCGGGTGAAAGGCAACGCCGATTCCGGCGTTTCTCCGGTTTTGGCAGGAAGAACGGGATTGAAAACCGTCTGCTGCTTGTAGACCAGAGTATGACCGTCAGCCGTGGTGATGGATTCATAGTCTGCATCAATGATGTGGAATGTTTCATCAGGGGATGTGACCAGAGGGACAAGCCGCAGCCGGTTTTCCTCCGTGATGATCCAGTTGCCGCCGTGACAAGCGCCGATGTAGCCCAGCACTTGAATCATGCTCTTTCCTGCCGGATAAGGCACAACATAATCAGGCCCGGTGTTGATCCGGGTACGGGGGTCAACCGCAACGCCGATGCGGTATGCAATCTCCTCAACTACCGATTTCATGGTTTTGGGCCAGTCAACGGAATTGTCAGCAGAGCCATCAACATAGCGCTGATTCGCTTTCAACATGGCATCGTAGCAGTCAATGGTGATGAGGCCGTCATAGCTGGTATCTCTCTGGTTGATAAAGAAAGTACCGAACTCCAGCCATTCACTGTACTGGTTTTTACTGTTCCTCAGCCGCCCCAAGATAGTGACGGGATTCTCAGCGGAAATCCTATCTTCCGTGAGGATAGACAGGTGCATAGTTGCGGCGGTACAGTTGCCCACAGACAACGGCTCTGTCATAAGCGCCCTGTGGATTTTAGGGGCAGAGATAGCCCGGTAATCAACGCCGTTGATCCGGGCCTTTGCCTCAAAGGTAAAGCGCCCACGGGCAGCGAGCTTCACCCAAATTTTACTTCTGTGTCGCATGGGCCTTACCTCTCTGTGATGTTGAATGTTACGCCGTCATAAACGGTCTGACCGCCAATGTAGCGCTGTACGCCCTCATTGATGGTAGAGCAGTAGTAGGTGCGCTCCACATGACGATTGAGCTTTGCATCAAGCAGGGTGATCTTGATGTAATCGCCCTCCACCGTCCCAGCGTAAAGATCAGATTCAAGCTGTTTCATCGTGGCTTCATCAAGACGATTGAAAGATACCGTCCACTTCGCCTTTGTGGCTACCCGTGAACGGTACATCAATCCGTCAAGGATGTTTCGCCCGCTACCGTCTGAATCCAAATCGTTTTTGGAGGGCTTCAAGCCCTCCTCAGCAAGATACCGTGTGTAATCATGCCCGTTTGTCTTAAAAATCGGTTTCAAGGCTCCACCTCCTTAGTACCCAATCAGCGGAGATGCCCCGCTCATGCGGGTGCGCCGATTGATTTCTTTGATAACAGCAGTGGTCAGGCTATTTGCATCCAAATTGACGGTTGTACCGCCGTTCTGTTCAATGGCGCTGACAAGGGTTGCACAGACATTGTTGAGGGCCTGAATGAACACAGAGCCGAGTTCTTCATTGCTGGCCTCAATGGTATCACTTACAGAGCTGTTGGAGCTTGCGGCGGCTGTGGCGCTGTACGGGGCAACGCCCGATGTTGCCGCTGCCGGGGCCGCAAAGGTAACGCTTTCTGCAATGGCCTGTAAACGGTCAAGCAGAGAGGTAAAGCCCTCAGTGATGGTATCGGAGAAGCTGGACATGGTTCTATCCACTTCATCCGAGGGGACAATATCGCCGGTGGTGTAGCTGTTGCTCTTGAACTCATCAGCGATAGCGTCAGCCACATTAGACACGGACTGAAGAATGGCACCCTCAGAATCCTCAACGCCCTCACCGACACCGTAGCCGATGTTCAAGCCGATCTCATCACGGAACAGTCGGGACGGAGAATGGATGCCCAAAGCACTCTTTGCGCTGTTCAAGAGGCTCCTTGCCAGACTGGAAACCGTGTTACTCAGCCAGCTCCAACCGCTATTGATACCGCTCTGAATACCGGAACAGATATTGCTACCCACGCCAGACCATCCTTGACTTTGGATAGAAGATTTTGCACTGCTCATCTTACTGGTCATGGTGTTTGCAATACTTGTGAAGCCGGAGCTTACAGCAGATTTGATGCTGTTCACAGAGCTGCTATTGTTGGAGCTGATACCGCTCCATGTGGTAGAGATTGCGGATTTGATACCGCTCCACACCGTAGAAGTGGTGGACTTGACGCTGTTCCATGTGGTAGACAGCGTGTTTTTCAAGCTGTTCACCGAGGAGCTGTTGTTGGATGTGATGCCGCTCCATACCGTAGACATAGTGGACTTAATGCCATTCCACGCAGTAGATGTGGTGGACTTGACACTGTTCCATGCAGAGGACAGCGTGTTTTTCAGGCTATTGCTGGAGGAGGTGTTACTGGAGGTAATGCCGCTCCATGCAGAGGATAGGGCCGATTTCACACCATTCCATGCAGTAGAAGTGTTGGTTTTGACATTGTTCCATGCAGTAGAAACAGCAGTTTTCACATTGCCGGACATGGTGGATGCTGTACTTTTGATACTGCTCCACGCAGAGGACAGGCCGCTTTTCACGCCGTTCCAGACGGAGGTAGTTGTACTCTTAACGCTATTCCATGCGTTAGAAACAGCGGTTTTTACATTGCCGGACACGGTGGATGCGGTGTTTTTGATGCCGCTCCAGACGGAGGAAAGACCACTCTTGATGCCGTTCCAAACGGTAGTAGTGGTACTCTTGATGCTGTTCCATGCAGAGGAAAAGGCATTTTTGATACCAGAAAGAGCGCTGCTGAAGAACGATGTAATAGAACTCCAGAGGCCCTTGATACCGTTGAGCAAGCCCTCCACCAGATACCCGCCCATTTCAGCCATGACCGTAGACGGAGAATGGATGCCAAATGCGTTCTTGAAGCCGTTGATAAAGGGATCAAAGATGTTCGTCTTGATCCAGCTACCAATGCCGCAGATTTTGTCCCAAATGCCCTGAAGCAAGCCGGACATAGTGAAGCCGCCGTCATCGTAGGCGGTATCGTACCACCAGCCCACAACGCTGCTCCATGCGTCTTGAATGAGGCCCCACAGGAGCGCCGCAAGCCCGCCAAGGGCAGCACCGATACCCTGAACAATCCGGGAAGTGATGCCGCTCCAATCAATGCTGCCAAGGAAAGAGGCGGCGTTATTGCCGATCTGCTGCCAGTTGATGCCCTCAAGCCCAGCAATGATGAAGTCCAGAATACCCTTTACACCGTCACTGAGCGTTTTTCCGGCCTTAGCCCAATCCACTGTGGACACAAAATTATTGATGCCCGTGGACAGCGCAGAGCCAGCGCTTGACCAGTTGAAGGAGTTGACGGCTCCATGCACGGTGTTGATAATGGCGTTCCACTTATTTGCAAAGGTCTGTCCGATCAAGTCCCATTCAATGTTATTGACCAGACCATTCAGGCCGTTGCCGATGCCGGTTCCCAAGGCATCAAAGTCAAATGTAGTGAGGAATGTATTGAGAATATCGAAAACGGCGTTGAAGCCGTCTGCAACGGTCTTGCCCAGCAAGTCCCAATCAAATTCCTCTACCAGACCATTCAGGATGCGGGCAACGATAGCAGCCCACTTCACGCCCAAGGGCCTGAATGTGCCGTTGATCCATTCATCCACATAGCCCATAGCCGTATTCAGGCCACGGGCAATGATTCTTCCCACTTCCTCATATTCGCCGTTGGCAAATGCGTCCTTGATAGCCGCAACAAAGGCAGCCACCGCAGAGGGAATGGATTCAGTGGTGAACATGGAGGACGGGTCAATGCCACCGCCACCTCCACCGCCGCCGCTGTCTTTGGTGTTGTCGGTCAGAACATTCAGCTCATCGAAACCGGCAAGCTGCCGCTTTGCCTCTTTCGCCTCATCCGCAGCCTTGCCCGCTGCACCTCCTGTTTTTTCAAGAGATTTAGCGTAATCTTTCTGCACGGCAAGCGCCTTTGTAAAGGTTCCTGCGCCGGTGAGGGCAGCAAAGAAAGCTCCAACATAGGAGATAGCCGTTGCCAGCAGATTGATGAGTGTGGTCAGAATGGGAGCCACCACAGAAAGGATGGGTGCAAAGGCCGCCGCAAAACTGTTTTTCAGAGTTGCCAGAGCGGAGGACATGGAGGAGATAGCGGTGTTGGTGCTGTCCGAATACTGAGCAAGGTTTTGGAAACCCTCAACCAGCGCCCCTCTTAGCTTGTTGATAAGAGCATACAAGGAGCGGACACCCAGCCCGTACTTCAGGATGCTTTTTAGTCCTCCAGAGAAGCCGGTGCTGGATTTCTGAGTGCTTTTGAAAAGGCCGATCATAGCAGTGGCGGCGTTCTTCACATACCCCGCCAGCTTCTTGATACCGGAGCCAGCCATCTTTGCCAGAGCTATTGCCGCCTGTGTAGCTTTCACCGCCACAGTACCGACAGCAACACCGATACCCCTAAAGATGGATTTCAGAACGCCTCCGACAGTAACAATGCCTTTCAGCGCTCCATTGGATTCAATGACTGCCTCAGTCATTTCAGCCAGATTTTGCTTTGCGGTTTCCAGCGCAGCGCTCAACTGCGAGTATTCCGCTGTATCGCTGCCCATCTGAAATGCTTGACCAGAGCTTTCCAGAGCGGTCATTTCGCCCTTGTAGGTTGCGATCTTCTCTTTGGCAAGGTCAATGTCATACTGGAGGGACTGCCACGCACGGGAGTTTTCCTTTACCCCCGTAGCTTGCATTTTGGCTTGCCGATCTTCCAGCTTCTCCAAGGCTTTCTCAGCCTTTTCAAGCTCTGTCTGCAGCCAAGCATAATCCTCCGTAGGCAACCGCTGAGAGCCAAGAGATTTTAATTTCTCCTCCAATACGGAGATGGTCTTTTCCAGCGTTTCCGCTTTTCCCTCAAATGTGGATAAGGCGCTTGTGCTACCGGAAACCGCCTTTTTCATGGTCGGGCCAAGCGCATTTACCTTAGAATTGAGGGATTTTATGGCCCTCTGCAGCTCCTTACTGCCAGCAGCAAAACCTTGTGTGTCAAGCTCAGTATCAACGATGATAGAGCCGTCTGCCTGTGCCATAAACTCACCTCTCTTTCATCAGTCGAGTAATGCGTTGAGCCTGTCTTTGGCAGCCTGTTCCTCTGCGGTCAACTTGACCTGAAGGACACAGATGCTCTTGTTTGCGCTCCAATATTCACGCTCCCACTTCTCCAGCTTTTTGCCTTTGGCCTTTTTCATCCTGAGGCTGAGGATATGAGAAAACACGCCCTCTGAGATTTCCATGTAGTAGCCTAAAAAAGTCCACCAGTGGAGATACTCACAGGAGCGTGTTTCATATCCGGCAACCTTATTGACGGCAGGAAACATGATCTGTTCATCCTGCTCCCAATCCATGACACGGACGGGCTTGCCGTTTTCCTTTGGCTCCCTGCCGTTGTCAATGAATCGGAGCGCCGCCTTGAAAGCTGCCTCATAGTCGGATTGCGGGATAGAATCAAAATCCTCATAGAGAATAAAGAGGCACACATAGATTTTCTCCTCATCCTCCAGCTCAGGATCATTGAAAGCGCATAGGATTTTCAGCACATCCCTGAAGTCAGAGCGGATAGAGTAGTCACTGCCATTCACATTCAGACTTTTAGGGAGTTCACCGATCATCTCTTGCCGCCCTTATGCTTTCCGGTGCGGTAGCCGTGCGTGTAGCGGTTCACACGGTTTGCAACCTTTTTGGTTTCACGGTCAAACTGCCGGGAAATATACTGGCCCACCGCATCCAGCGCATTTTCGCAGTAGAAACGCCCATTGACGGGAGAGAACGGGTGCATCTTGCCAAAGAAAGCCTCAGACAAGTTGCCGCCAAAGAGGTAGTCACAAGCCTCATACAGCCGGGCCTCAGCCTCTTTCAGTGCGGCGAGTTCTGCTTCATTGCGCTCATCAACCGTGCCATCACGATTGATGTTCACATTCTCCAGCGGGGCGGTGATCTTCTCAAAGTCACCGGCAACCTTGTTGTAGCGGTCAATGATGCCCACATCCGTAGGACGGAAATAGAACACACCGATCTCCTCACCAACCTTGTTGCGGATAACCTCTTTGACACTGCCATCATCAACAACGATGCCAAAGCCGTGATCCTGCACGGGGGCGGGAGCGGGGGTGTCATTGTCGATAGCCGGATTGATTTTTTCGATTTCTGCCATGATAGTTGCCTCCTATAAAAATTAGGCCGCCTGAAGCTGGTTCAGACGGCCCGAAAGTTGATTAGCCCTGAGCGTCCTGTGCCGCAGTAAAGGTCTTGCTGCCGGTGTTCCACTCACCCTTGACACGCTCACCGGCGTTGTAGATGGTGAAAGGAATCTGCACACCGGAGGTGTCACCGCCGATGGAATCAGGGATAACAGCCACCTTTTCACGGTATGCCCACACCACGGAGCCATCAGAGTTCAGCAGCACATCAACCTTGGTGGTCATGGTTGCATCACCGGTCAGGCGCTCATTTGCGATCTTGGAAAGCTGCTCAAACAGCGGATCACCGATCTCAGCGTAGTAGGGATCAACCTCACTCTGAACTTCGTAGCCGCTGTGGTTGACAGACTGCTCACCGAGGATGTTCTTCTGAACTTCCACATCGGGATTCAGCTCCTCATTGTACTCCTCCAGATCCTTGCCCAGACGGACATAGGAGGGGCCGTTATTGCCGAAAGAAGCATCCAGATAGTGAGCAAGATACTTGCGTTCAACTTTAGCCATGTTCATTCACTCCTTTTACTTATCAAAATGGTTCTCATATCTCAGAGATGCCGCCAAACTCCAATCCTCAATGCCATCCTGATAGGTAGCCTCAAGGTGTCCGGGGTTCGTGCGGCGAATAGCTTTGATTGCCCGGCTCTGCGTGGACAGCACCGGGTACTGTGAAAGCTGGTGTTCTTTACCGCCAATGGTGACAGGCTGCTGCTCCATCCACTTACCGATGGTGTCAAGAAACTCCTTGATCTTCAGCCTTGCGGCCTCAGTTTTCGGAGCTGACCGGTATACAAGGGTAAAGGGATAAAGACAGACCTGTTCTACATGACCGGTAATGTCCTCACGGTCAGACAGAATGGCAGCGCCGGAGGTCGGGAAAAAACCGATGCCGGATGTTTCGGAGAGCGTGGAGAACTCAATCTTTCTCCCGCCCAGCCCCGGAAAAGTGTTGAGCAAGTCCAGCAGGACGGTACTCATTACATCCGATCCGTCAATGTCGATAGCGTATTTCTGCTTGACAGGCATTAGCCGCCGCCTCCTTTCTGCTTTACGCCGTTGATCCAGTATTCACCGTTGCGGGCTTTTGCGGTATCAAACCAATGGTCTGTTGCCTCAGGGTTAGAGTAGGTCAGGGGCCGGTCAGTCAGCACCTTTTTAACGCCCTTTCTTGCCCACGGGCTGCCCGTTACAGGGTCAACCATCACCTTGCCGCCGTACTGAAAACGCCCATACGGGCCGGGAAATACAACCTTTCGCCCGCCGTCCTCAGTGTGAGAGCGCTGCTGCAGACTGCCGGTTAAAAGCGGCATGACCGCCCGGCAGTCCTCAAGCACCCTGTCACCGAGCCACTGTTGAGCCTCCTGAAACTGCTGGGAAAACCGGTCTAAACTGAGGTTTACCCGGAAATTCCCGCTGACATAGGAGAACGAGGGAAAGTGTTGCATTTCAGCCATACTCAGCGCCCTCCAATCTCAAAGTGAGGGATAAGCCCAAAATACTCAGCAGAGGCAATAAGATGTACGCCGTCCAGCACATCATTCATCTCATGGTAGAGGCCGGAATCATACGCATCATCAGAGATAGGCGTGAGGTCATCCCATGCCCCCTCATAGATGAAATCTGTTTCAGGCTTGAATGTGATCCGGTTTTCAGGATCAGAACAGGCGGCGTACTCTTTCGGTGCGGTGTAGCTTTTCTCTCCTGCGCCGGTAAGAATCACCTTGCCGGGCTTGCAGGGGATCAAAGCCACCACGCTATCACCGTTCACCTTGCCCTGCTTGCTGGAGCTGCTTGCCTGTGCGCCGCCAATATCCACACCGGAGATAACAGACAGATACCATTTGCCCGTCCCCTCATGGAAATTGAACAGCGTGATTGTTCCATCGTACACGCCGCTCACCCCCCTGCATATAACAGGTTCGTACCCTGTGCATCGGGGATGTTGGCCAGATACTTTGCCGCAATGTTGGAAATCAACGCAAGGGCGGTCAAATGGCTGGCTGCAGCAGCCGCATAGATGGACGCAGAGGCATTTCCGCTGGAGTAGGAAATGGATTCACGCCCGGAGGAGATAGAGGCAACAGGGCCTCTATAACTCCCGTCCGGGGCCTCCTGTGCGGCGGCAGCTTTGCGCTGAATGTCGATCAGATACAGCGCATCAGCAATGGCACACACCGCCTTTTTGACCTTGATAGCGTGGCCATCAACCTCAGGGAAAGCAAAGGTCAGCCGCCCAAAGGTAAGAGTGTCCACCTCATCACTTGCCAGCTCCAGCCATTTTGCAGCGGTTTCCTCAGTCAGAGTATCACCGTGGAAAGTACCAGAGTAAAACTGAAAGTCAGCGTATGCCATAGCGGGCCTCCTTACTGATCGGCAGCAGTGCCACCCTTGGCCTTTTCGCCGGACTTGGCAGCGGGCTTCTTGGGGGTGTCCTTGACGATCTCATAGTTGTCGGAGTTCTTCATCAGCTCAACGGTGATGGGGTTCTCACTGGAAACGATGTTGCCAGTTTTCAGGTTCATAAAGCGCATTGTTATATCCTCCTATTTGAAATTGTGCGGGGTGTTACCCCCGCTGCTTAGCTCTGCTCCTGCTCCTGCTTCTGCTTGGGCTTGAAGATCAGGTCAGGGGTCACAACCTTGGTGCCGTAGTGGTAGAACAGCTCCACGCCGTAAGCCTCAGACAGAGGAATCTTCTCAGCGGTGTACTGGTCAGCCATAACGGGCTGTGCGACAGCACCATTGACCATCAGCAGGAAAGGAACGCCGGTAGGCAGATGGATGCAGGACTTAGCCTCAACGCCATGCCATGCGTAGAACTCCTCAGCGGCAGTGTCCACATTGGCACGGGTCTGCTTGTCCAGATTGTTACGCACCTTGCCATAGTAGGAGGTGTTCAGGACGAGCTGCATCATCTCACGGGGAACACCGTCAACGAACTGGTTCTTGGTGTTCTCGCACTCCTGAATGACGGCCTCCAGCACATCCTCCACAGCGCCACCGGCAAGGTCAACCTCAACCTCAGTGGCATCAGTGGCGGCAGCAGCGAAAAAGGCGGTGTCCAGAGCGGATGCCATGCGGAGAATGTGGTTGTTGGCACGGCGATCCAGAACGCCGTCAACGCCATACAGACGCACATCCTTGTTCTCCAGCTCCTCCACGATCTCCTTGTCAGTGTCGATTGCGACAGTGACGGTAGCCGCCTTGACAGCCTTGCCCTTGCCAGCGGTGCGGGCGGTGCCGTAATCCTGAGGCTCTGCGTTAGCGAAGCGCTTTGCCTCCACGGTGCCGGAAACGGGATCACCGGACAGGTCAGCGTTCTTCATGTTTGCGGAAACGAGGGCTTTCATAACGCCCTCAATCACCTTGCCGTAGAGTTCAGCCAGATAAGCCTGACCGTCCTCAGTGGTCAGCATACTCAGGGCAGTAATACGGGTAGTTTCAGCCATAGTAAATCATCCTTTCATATTAGAAAATTTTGGGCGGGGTGAAGTTCTTCTCTCCGTCCGTGGTGGGATCACCGACAGGGCCGGTGAAAGTGGGGGCCTTTTTCTGCTGTTCTGCAGCCTTAGCAGCGGCCTCCTTTTCCTCTGCCGTCTGATACAGGCTTGCGTCCTGCGCCTTTGCGTTCTTCATGTAGTCATCGAAGCCGTAAAAAGCGCCGTCCTTCCAGCTCAGGCCGCTGCCCTCTGCCATAGCGTCAGAGATAAGCTGCTTGCGGGCGAAAGGAGAAGCAACGCCGTACTCATCCAGCTTGCGGGTGAGCCAGTCCCTCTGATCCCGCTGAGTGAGCTGCTGCTGGTAATGGGCCTCAGCCTCCTCAGCCTTTTTCTTGTAGGACTGGATTTCCCCCTGCAGCTTCTCAGGGTCGATGCCCTCAAAGCCTTTCAGGGTGGTTTCAGCGGTGGTCAGTCGAGCCTTGAGGTCATCCCTCTCAGCGGTCAGGTCAGAGATGGTCTTGTCCTTACCGGCCTTTGCGTTTTCCACATCAATGCCGTTGATCTTGAACACGCCGTCAATCTGCTCCTGCGTCAGTCCCAACGCCTGAAGTTCTGCGGTTTTCATGGTCTACCTCCATTTTGTAACTGAGCTTTTTAAGTCGTTGCTATGACTTGTTACATCAGCATTATTAAGTCCGCTGATAGACTAATTGAGTACCCCTGCCGATAACGATCCGGCTTGCTCCATTGGGGGCATAATAAAAGCAGAGCCTCCAAAACGGCCTGTGAGCTGTTTTGGAAGTTCTGCTTGTTTCTTTATTTAGCCGCCGCTTTTCGGGCAGCAGCGGTAGCCTTGGCAGCCTCAGAGCGTGTCCATTGGGCAATGCTTACCCGGTCAGACAGCTTTTTGAGGTTGTTGTCCTTGCAGAAATCATCATAGGCGGTGTTCCTCTTTTGGAGGAGGAGCGCAGCCTTTTGATATTCTGCCTCAAGTGTAGCTTTCGCCTCCGGGTCAGTGGCAGCATCCATAGCCGTTCTCAGTCCGAGTACCTTTGTCTTACTCTGTCTGATACGGACCTCAAGTGAACGCTGCTTCTGGCTGAGGTCAAAGGCTTTCTTGTTTTCTTCAGAATCAAATTCCTTGAAAGGGTTATGGTCAGGATCACCGGGGCCGAAAGAGTGGCGGCAGTTCCAGCCGCAAAGCCCCTCACCGGTGCCATAGCCGGTTGCCTCTGTAAAAAGAGGATAGCCGGGGGTTTTACCGGTTCGGGAGTAGAGCTTGCCCTGCCACCAGAAATGATTGCCGGGATTCTGCCCGCCGTCCCCGTATCGTGCGCCCAAATGGGCAGATACACGGATCAAGTCCCAATCCCGGTCAGCCATGCCCTGCATTGACATATTCCCGGAGGCTTGCGCCACGCCGGTTCTGACAGCCCTCAAAACAGCCGTTTCTATGGTGTCGGTATGCCCTGTGGGGTAATGCACTCTGGTCTGCTGGGAGGAGAGCGCATTGACCGCCTCTTTGACGGCCTGAGTATAAGACTGTGCGCCGGAAAGCACCTTGAAATGGGCGGTGTCCAGAATATTGATGAGCCTCTGCTGGCTGGCCTTTGCCGTGGTGCGGGTGAAGTTGTGGATTTCTCCATTCGTGCGCTGGTAGGTGTCGGTCAGAATACGGATCATGTTCTCCGACATTCCGAGCGGCTGAGATTTGATGCCGTGGGCCACATAGAAAGCGTCATCCGCTGACCATGCCTTGATACCGGCATCCTCAAAGATAGCCTTGACCTCAGCATCAGATTTTCCAGTAAAGGTCTGCAACTGCCGCTGCAGTGCCTCCAAATGCCCACCGGCCTCCCGGTAAACCTGAAGCTGCCATTGGTCAGTGCCGGTAAGAACATCTGCCTCACCACGGCCCATGCGGGCCATGAAGCGGCGTATCAGGTCTGTGGTGATCCATGCGTTCAGGCCGTCCAGCAGCGGGTACATGGTATCAATTATTTCTAAAAGCTGCTGAGGTGTAAGCACGGCTCATACCTCCTCACTCATTCTGAAACAATCCCTGCGCCATGTTGGCCTGTTCTGCCTCCTGAGTGATTGCTTTTGCTTCTTCCTCACTCATGCCCTCAAACTTGACGAAGTACAGCCACTTAGGCACCCAGCCCTGCATAGCATAGGCCCGCCATGTAGCCTTGTCCTCCTCATAGGAATAGGTAATGTCACCGAAATTGAAATTCAGCTCATACTCACCCAGCGGACAGAGGTTGAGGAGAGTAGCAAGGGCATCTGCGCCCTGAATGGCCTGTTCAACGGCATCCCGCAGAGCATCACGGTCATTCTTGATGGTCTGGATCGTGTCACGGTCATCACTCTCAATCTGTGTAGCAGTTACCATGCCGGTCTGACCATCCATGACGAAAACGCCCTCAGAGAAGCCGCACTTCACGCCCGCCATAGACAGGTCAAAGTTAATGTCCTTGATCCGGGCATCCGTCAGCAGCGTGGGGCTATGCTCATGGATTGCGGTAGTTTCACCGTCATTGAGGCCCATACCCAAGCCCTTGACAAAGCGGGGCAGCGTGATTCCCTTGTTCTGAGCGTTCTGGATAACAGTCTGGCCCACAAAGGTGATATGCTTGCTGTCCTCAATCTCTGTATTCTTGCGGCTGATAGCAATATCAATCGCTTTCAGCTCAGGAATGGCATTTGCGAAAACAGACAGGCCATAGGGAGAGGAGGGGTCAATGGTGTTTGCACCCGGCACCCGGTAATAGCCGAACAGGGGCTTTTCAAGGTTCCTGATCCACACCTCATCCTGAAAGTCTTTCCAAGCCTCCACCGCACTGAGAGGAACAGCCCTGCCGAGAGCGGCGTTTTCCTTGCCGGACACGGTATTTTTGAAAGCCTTGTTTGTAATCACATAGATGGGCTTGCCGTCCTCATCCATGCCCTCAAAACGGTGGTACTCAAGGCGGGTGTACTGACCATCACCCTGAGTGGCCTGAATAGCGAAAATAGCGCCCACAATATCCCCGTTGTCATCCTTTGCGGTGACACCAAAGCTGCCGGGCAGAAGATAGTCCCACGAAACGCCATTCCATTTCAGCATCAGGCCGCCCAGCCGGTCAGCGTCAGCCAGCTTGTCAGGCAGACGCTTCAACAGGTCATCGGCTATGAGCTGCAGGAAATCCGCACGGGGAGAACCGGAAACGGCAATGCCAATATCCAGCGTAGTGAGCTTTGCTCTGGTATCGCTGATATGCTTTGCCATATTGATTGTATCAATATCATCATCAGCCCGTTTCCATGAGGGCTTACCGGTAGAAATGTTGTTCCAAAGTTTCAGAGCGTCAGCCATCTCACTTGACCAAATGAGATTGACACCAAACACCTTGCCAACATCGGAGTTGATCGTAAACATATCTTTGAGCCTCCTTAACAGGCGTGTAAAAAAGTCCATCTCATCACCGCCCTTTATACTATCCATTTCAGCTCATTCCGCAGAGCTGTTCGGCAGAAATACCGCAGTTGATCCATGCTGTGATCGTTTTCTTTGATAACAGCATCCTCAGGCTTTTCCTCATCCCATGAATAGCTTTCAAATTCCTCAAAGGTGGAGGTACAGCTTTGATGGAAGTACAGGCAGCCAGCATTGAGGAACTTTGTCACATCCTGAATACCGTTGAGAACATCGTTGTCAGCCTTGATAACTGCGAACTTGCCGTATTTCTGGATGGTTTCAATCATGGAGGAGGCTGAGGGGTCAATGATGATGTATTCAATGGGGTAATCTCCAATCAGCTCTGAGAGCATCTTGTAATATTCCTCATTGTCCACACGGTTTGTGGAGCCGCCACGGTAATACAGCTCCTTGACCATTACAGCCTTTTGCTCTGCCGGGCTGTAATCATACAGGCCAGCAGCAAAGGGGTTTACTGTGCCATAGTCCACCGCCACATAGTAGCGGTGCCGGGGATTCATGCGGGGAATGGTTTTCACCACATGAGCAGCCCGGTTAAACATGGGATAGACAAGCCCCTCAGCCTTTACCCAAAGGCCCAAAATATACCGGCGATAGAACACGCCGGAATACATAGCCTCATATCTGGCCCTGATCCGGGCCGACAGGCTGAGATTGTCATTCATGGTGAAGTGGAGGTAGAGAATGTTTCTCTCTTTGGCTTTCTTGATCCACTCCACATAGAACCAGTGGCCCGGATTCTCAGGGTTGCAGTTGAACCAGAATTTTGAACCGTCCACAGAGCAGCGGGCCATAGCTTGCTCTACAAAGGAACGGGGCATCAATGCAACCTCATCAAACAGCACACCCGCCAGAGTGATGCCCTGCACAAGTGTGTAGCTGCTTTCGTCCTTGCCGCCGAACATATAGTAGTAATTGGTCTTGTCACCCGCCGTGATAATCAGCTTGTTTTCGCTGCGGCGTTCTGTGATGGTGAAAAGCCCCTCCAGCCATTGAGGCATGAGGGTTACTACATTGCGGCGTAGGGATTCTATTGTTTTTCCACAGATAGCAAAATTCTGTCCGTTGAATTGGCTCATGCTCCAGAGGATGAAGCCGTCCGTCATGGAAACGGTCTTGCCGGATCGGATAGAGCCGTCACAGATAATACCGTCACAGTTCTTAAACTTCGGACGGTTCCACCATGTCAGCGTCAGATTCTGCCGTTTGCTGAAGCTCTGGTAGATCATCCGTGTCCATGTCCTCCTTTGTGCTGTTCTGAATGGCCTCAAGCAGATTGTTTTCCTTTGCGGGGCCAGCCATGCCGCTTTCACCGGTAATGTCCATGTAAAGCTGAATGGCATAGGTGTTTCCCGCCTGAGCCGCTTTCATCAGGGCATCCGCAACAAGCAGCTTTTGGGTCAGCTCCTCAGGCGGCATACCCAGCTTTTTCAGCCGGTTTGCCTTGCGCTTGTCCGTAATGGGGAGGCCGGAGTAAAGCAATAGCAGATCAGACATCATCTGCTGCTGTCTGCGCTTTTCCTGAGAGGCTTTACCGCCAGCGGAGCGGATTGCATGAGCTTCTTCCTCACTGCGCTCTGTGAGAGGAATGAGGTTTTTATCCTGCGGTCTTTTGCTCATGTTCAGCACCTCCTATCTCAGAATTGCCCCTCCTCTTACTTTTCGTAGGTGTAAGTATAGCCGTACTTCTTCTGATTGGCTTTCAGCCAGCGGTGGACAGCATCATTGTAGTCCTTACCGCTCAGGCGGGCATTGCCCACCGCCTTTACAAAGCCATTCGCATTGAAGTGTGTACCCTTGATGAAAGAATAAGTACCGGCGTATTTTGCGCTGGTTTCGTCACGGCCCTTAGTAGAGCTGATTGCCACAATGCCCTTGCGAGTACCCATAGCCGTGTTGACCACATCAGCCTTAGAGAAAGTGGGCCAGCCGTCCTTAGGATGGTTATGCAGGGCAATCTCAGTGCCGTTGCCGGTCAGACCGGAAATAGAGCCAGCGTTGCCGTGGCGGTACTTCGTAGCAAAGCCCTGAGCATCGACAACCACACCATGCTCCTCAGGGCTGGCAGCGTGAATATCGGCAAAGGCTTTGACCATATCCTGATAGGTACGGTTGATGCCCACACGGACATTCATTCTTGCGGGAAGATCGGCCTCAGTTTCATCCTTGCCGCCGCCCCCGTCATCACCCCAAGGGCCGGAAAAGCCCATGCCAGAGCCGCCGCCTCTGCCGCCAAACTCATGCGGGAAAACGATCTCAGTCCAGCTCTTGACACGCTCCTCAATGGTCTTGCCGTCCAGCTCATAGGCCAGAGCCTCATCCAGACTGTCAAAAGAGGCGATAGTTTCACCCGTGGACAGCTTGATAAGCTCCAGAGGCTTACGCATGAGGGCAACGCCATCAGTAGCGTAAACACCGCCCAGCCGCTTGAATTGGTGTCTAAAGGTATTCAGTTCCATTTTTCCTCACCTCTTTTGAAATAAAAATACCGCTGGCAGCAGTGAGCCGCCAACGGTTGAAAACAGTATGAAATAGAAAAGGGGCGCATTTCTGCACCCCTGAGGCAAGCGCCCGGATTTCCACCGGGGCAACAGCTATCACCGTATGCTCATCCTACATCACTACTTGCCGGGTCTATTGTACCACGCTTTCAGGGCTTTTTCAATCATGCGTTTTTCTTTTGTGTCAGGATTGGTTGCGCCCTTTGGGCCGTCATTCTCATTGTGGAAATACCCATGATGCACATGACGATCCACGCCCTTGTGCTTATGCCCCAAGTCGATTGTCTTTGACCTCTTGTTTTGAGTGTCATAGTACGAAATGAACTTAGGAACGCCATCAGCGTTGACCGTCACATACACCCGCCCCCGTGTCATGGTTTCCATAGGAGCGGTTGCACTTCCTTTGTTACTCTGAACAAATTTAATATTTCCGGTTTTGTAGAGTTCATGGAACTCTGTACCATATTCAGCCCCACTATCAGAAAAGCCGGAGCTGCTGCCTCTACCGCCCATCGGTGTTGCCTCTCCATTTCTCCTGATAGGCTGCAAGCCTGATAATGTTGCCGGTACACTCAGCCGGAACAGTGCCATAGAAATAGATGCAGTCGGGTTTCAGACGGGCCAGCATCTCATTGTAGCCCAGCATGAAAAGCCGGTGAGCGTCCTTATTGAGCATCGTGCCAACGGAGGACACAGCCACAGCACCGCCGACAGGCTCACCATCAAAGCACCATGAAAAGCTGTCCTCATTGCTCCAGCTAATAGTAGGAATCACCGTGATCCCGTTCTGCTGCCAATAAGCGCCCAGCCAGTGCTTGCGGTAGTGGTTGTATATCTGCACTGCAAGCGGGAAATCCGTATAGGTGGAAAAGTCGGGAGTGCATACCACTTTGAACTTTCTGAGCATATCCAAATAGGTATCAGGATTTGTCCAGAGCCTCAAAAACTGGTAGTCATCCACAAAGAAATGCACACCCTTGTCATAGGGCTTTTTACAGGTCTTTGCATAGTTAAAACCGATGAACTCACCCACATTGCAATGCTCAGGAAAGAGGGCGGGAATGTCATATTTACCCGTACCGCCAAATATCGCCCTATTCAGGTTTTCATAATTGCGTCCCTGCCGATAGATAGACATTCCGACACCTCCATTCTTGCATAGTAAAGCCCCGGCCTTAATGGGAAAGCCGGGGCTGCGGATTCAAGCCCAAAGTGGGAGGGGCAAAGGCCGGAGGCCCACCCTTGCGGCACCTCCCAAGCCTAAAAATCCACGATAGCATTATAACATACACAAAGCGGACATGACCGGACAACTTAGAGCTGATCCAGAAATTCACGGTTCAGGGCCTCCACATCAACACCGCACTCCTCTTTCAGCTTCAGCCGCTCAGGGTATGTATCATCCATCTCATAGAACTCCCGCATCCGTATATGCTCACGGATCATGTCACGGTAGAAGTCCTCAAGGCGTTTCTTGCCCCATCCGGCCTTGCGCCGGAGCGCCCACAGCACCATAGCATCCATGTCCAGAGAATAGGCAGCATCTCTCTCTAAAATCTGCTGGTCGATCTCATGGATAGCCGCATCCGTGGCCCGCTTCTTTGCGTCAGCGGCAGCCTTTGACACCATGTTATTAAAGTCCGTTGCTTTCAGGTTAAAGGTAGGCTCACGCTCTACCTTTTTCCCTTGCTTCTCTAATCGCCGCCGCTCTGCCCGGTTCATGCTGCACCTCCCTTGTTGAGCTTCTTGAGGTAGCGGTCATGCCGTTTCCTCACGGTTTCATCCGTATTGCCGCCGCCCACATGGGCCGCCACCTGTACCCATGTAAAGCCGCTGACATATCGGAAATAGAAAATATCCTGTTCCGGGTACTCATCAATTTCAGAAATCCAGCGCATAAGCCGGTTGCGCTCATGGATGCACTCAATCTGCTTTGCCGCAAGAATGGCCTCAAGGTCAGCGATCTCAGCGGCGTACCGCTCAACTTTGCTCTGCTTGTTACCGCTGCCGGAGGGCATACCGGTGAGATTGGGGCCGGAGGGGGCATAAGCCTTTGATTTCAGGTCTGCAAGCTCCCTCTGCAGCATTTCTATTTTACGATTCAGCCGGTAGAGCTGAGATAATTCCTGTTTTGTCATAAGTCCTCCTTTGCCTTTCTGATCCTGACTTTCAAAGCGGTCAGTAAGCTGTCCTGAACATCATCCTTGCCGCTCAGGGATTGCAGAACATCCTCATCGGTGCCGCCCTGCACAAGCAGATGGTGGACAATGACGGGGTGAGGCTGCCCCTGCCGATGCAGTCTTTTGTTGGTCTGCTGATACAACTCCAATGACCATGTGAGGCCAAACCAAATGATATGGTGCCCGCCCTCTTGCAGATTCAGGCCATAGCCACAGGAGGCGGGCTGCACAAGCAGCAATTCAATCTGCCCGGCGTTCCATGCGTCCTCCTGCTCCTTGCCCTCATACACAACAGCGTGTAGCTTTTTCGCCGCAAGGGCAGCCAGCAGCCGCTCACGATCATGCTTGAAATTGTAGCAGATAATAGCGTGTTGCCCGTTGAGCTGTTCCACCGTTTCCAGCAGGGCCTCCATTTTGCACTCATGCAGCGGGATCACATTGTTCTCCTCATCATAGACAGCGCCATTGCAGAGCTGCAGGAGCTTACCGGTGAGGACGGCGGCACTGCCAGCGGTAATGACGGTATCATCATCCACTTGCAGCAGGGTATCACGCTCCAGCCGGTCATAGGCTTTCTGCGCTGCGGCATCCAGCTTGACCGGGATATTGTCATAGACCAGCTCAGGCAGTTCCAGATAGTCCTCAGACTTCATGGAAATGCAAATATCAGAAATGAGCCGATAGATTTCCTCAGTCGATCCGGGGCGGGGTGCATAGGAAAAGATGGTTGTGCGGCTGCGTTTATCCGGCACAAAGAAAGCGTCCCGGTATGCGCTGATTGTACGGCCCAGCCGCTTGCCCCCGTCCAGCAAGAACACTTGCGCCCACAAGTCCATGAGGCTACGGGGTGACGGGGTGCCGGTCAACTCCACAATGCGGCTGATCCGTGAGCGTACCAGCTTCAGAGCCTTAAAGCGCTTTGCTTGATGATTCTTGAAAGAGCTGCTTTCATCAATGACCACCATATCAAAGGGCCAGTTGTGCTTGTAGTAGTTCACCAGCCATTGAACATTCTCACGGTTGATGAGGTAAATGTCAGCAGGGGCAGCCAGAGCAGCCTCCCTCTCTGCGGCGCTCCCAAGGACATGAGAGAACCGGAGGCAGTTGAGGTCTTTCCACTTTGCGGCTTCTTTGTCCCATGTGCTTTCAGCTACCTTCTTCGGAGCGATAATGAGGGTCTTTCTGATTGCCCAATATTCGTATTTGAGCCGCTTGATTGCCGTGAGGGTAATTGCTGTTTTACCAAGGCCCATATCCAGAAACAGACCGATTGCCGGATCAGATATGATACGCTGGACGCAATACTCCTGATAGTTATGTAATTTACGCTCCATATTCCACAACCTCTTTGCACCTACGGACAACCGCCTCAATTTTCTCCATGCTATCCACGGAGGAAAACACCTCAAAGCCCAGCTC